AGTGTTCAGTATATGAATATTACTCTAAAACATGGGGTTTTTATATGGCGTTCACATCAACAGACCTTTCAAATGTAGAAACAGCAATTCTTGACCTCGCGACCGGAACAAAGGTCGGTCAAATTTCTATAAACGGCAAATTTATTAAATATGCCGACACTTCCCTTAAAAACCTAAGAGAACTCAGAAGTTTAATACAAAGCGATTTAAACACTGCGTCAAGTGGTGGTGGATTTTTAAATTATGCGGAGTTAAACCGTCCATGAGTAAAGAAGTAAAACCAAATATTTTAGATAAAACGATTTCAGTTCTATCACCTAAATGGGGGCTTTCCCGTTTACGTGATAGGAAGATGATCGAGCTTGCCGGAAGTGCTTTCAAATCCGCAGAGATTACACGACTTCGCGGAGATTGGAAGCCGTTTAACGATTCTGCTTCGCCGAGCGGCTACGACCTTTCAGTTATTCGTAAACGATCAAGAGACGCGAACAGAAACGATCCAATCGCATCCGGTACAACCGACACGATGAAAATTAACATCGTCGGTTCAGGTCTAAAACCACAATCAAAAATCCGCGCTGATGTTTTGAGCATTACTGAAACAAAAGCCGAAGATTTGCGGCGGCAGGCTGAAAGTTGTTTTCGAAAGTTTGCGCCTCGCGCCGGATCAGATAACAGGCTTGATTTTGACGAGCTTCAGTTTTTAGCAATCGCAAAAATAATCGAGGACGGTGAGACAATCGTTTTGCCAACATGGGCAAATGAAAAATGGCGGCCTTATGGTCGTTGTCTGGAAATGTTAGAATCGGAGCGGCTTATCAGCCCAAAAAGAGCGAAAAACAATCAAAACATAAAAGACGGAATTAAATTCGGCTCACGCGGCGAGCCGCTCCGGTACTATATAACAAGGAGCGATAAACTAAACGAAGAACCGACCGTAATCAGTGCTTTTGATTCAAAAGGTCGTCCGAAAGTATTGCATATTTTTCCCACAAAACGGCCCGGACAGCGCCGGGGCGTTCCGTTTTTCTCTCCTGTTTTATCATATTTCAAAGACCTTGCAGATTATCTTGAAGCGGAAGTTGTTGCCGCCCGCGTTGCCGCCTGCCTTGCTGTTTTTATAACGAAACAGGATGCAATGACGACGGCTATCAATATGGCGACCGGAACGGAATCAGGAACGAATAACCGCATACAGGGGATAGAGCCAGGCCTTGTTGGGTATCTGAACCCCGGCGAATCAATCAATGTTGTTGATCCAAAACGCCCCGGCGATTCATTCGGGCCTTTTGTGGAATCGTTGCTTCGCATTATAGGGACAAGTTTAAATCTTCCGTATGAACTTTTAATCAAAGACTTTTCAAAAACAAACTATTCAAGCGCCAGAGCTGCGTTACTTGAGGGCCGCCGATCTTTTATGACTTGGCGTAATTGGTTTGCAAGGAAGTTCTGTCAACCGGTTTGGGACATGGTTCTTGAAGAAGCATTTCTCCGGGGAGATTTTCAAGCGCCTGATTTTTATAAATTTCGTCACGAATACACACAATCAATCTGGATAGGTGGCGGCTGGGGATGGGTTGACCCGGTAAAGGAAGTCGATGCTGCACGAAAAGCCATTGATTATGGATTCTCAACACTTGCTGATGAAAACGCAGCACAAGGTAAAGACTGGGAAGAAACCATACAACAGCGCAAGAGAGAAATTGACCTCGAAAAAGCAATTAATGTTATGAGCGCGGCCAAAGGCGCAGATAATACACCAGACGAAAAAGGCGGAGATAATGAAACCGAAGAAAAATGAAGCAAAACAGGATTTTTTAAATCGTTGCACACAAGAGAAGGTCGGCGATGGATTAGACAAGAAAGACGCGTTTGCATCATGTAATCTTGATTGGAACAAGTCAAATAATACACGCAACGCTCTTACGTTAACAGCTCCGATTGAACTTAAAAAAACAGATGTTTCCGATGACGAGCCATCAAGTTTTTTAATTACCGCATACACTGGAAAACCAATCGATCGACGGTTAGGCTCAATTATTTTTAACCTTTCCGGAATGCAGTCAAAAAGCAAAATGCCGATACTACGCGAACATGCAAGAGATCGGGTTGTCGGGTATGGTGAAGGTTGGGCAGACGAAGCAAATTTTTATGTAAAAGGCGCGTTCTCAAAGATTACCCCAGACGCAAAAGAAGTTCTCGGGCTTTCTTCTGAGGGTTATCCATGGCAAGCATCCGTTGGAATTAGGCCAAAAAAAATCAAGGTTTTGGAATCAAAAAAAGAAAGCGAAGTCGTGAACGGGATAAAAATCACTGGGCCTGCTGAAATATGGGAGGAATCACTTGTTGGTGAAGTTTCTTTCGTTTCTTTGGGTGCAGACGACGACACGGCAGCAATAACTTTTTATGAAAGCGACGAGGCCGTTCCGGTCAAAATCGTTAATTTATCAAATCAAAACAAGGAGGAAGAGGAAATGGCAATTACGATTGAAACATTAACGACAGAAGCGCCGGAGCTTTTAAGTCAGATTCAGAATGACGCAAAAAAAGCCGGCGTTAAAGAAGGTGTTGAGCTGGAGCGCAAAAGAGTTGTCGAAATTCTTGGAGCTGACGCTGACGCAGAAATGACAAGTAAGGCTATTGAGGACGGTACAGAAGCAACCGCCGCTTACAAGTTATTTTACGAGGCTGAAAAAGCCAATCGCGCAAAAGGCCTTGAAGAAATGGAAAAAGATGCAACAGAGTCAATGGGCGCTGGCGATCCTGACATGAAAGACGAAGACACAAGGCCAGTTGATCAACAGTTAGCAGAAAAAGCGCGAGAGTTGGCAGAGGAAAAAGGAATCAGTATTTCCGCTGCTACGAAACAGGTTTTCGCAAAAAACAAAGAACTCGCAAAACAGTGGAAACCAAATCTTCACGAATAATAAATTTTAATTACTTATAAAGGGGAGTTCATAAAATGGCTACAGATTTTGGAGGAATAACAATCAGTAAACTCGCTGCTGAAGATTTAAGCAGTCATCAGTATTGCTTTGTTCATCTTGCATCGGATACGACCGTTGATCTTGTTGACAGCGGTACAGAGTTTCCGATCGGCGTATTACAGAACGCACCTGAAAGCGGCGAGGTTGCAGAGGTCCGCATCTCAGGAACAAGCAAACTTGTAATGAATGACGCTGTTGCGGTTGGTGCATTGGTCAAATGTGAATATGTTGGCGCAACAGATAATGGCAAGGGCGACGCGGCAGACACTGAGGGCGATATCGTTCGCGGTGTTTGTATTGAAGCGACAGGAGCGGAAGACGATGTCGGGGCAGTTTTGCTTTGTGTAAACGAAATGTCAGTACCGGCAGGATAATATTAATACTTAAAAAGGAGGAATTTGAAATGCCTACACCAAAAACTGCACATAAAGACGCGGCCCTAACAAATATCAGCGTTGGGTATAAATCGCCTGATTTTATTGCTGATCGCGTTTTCCCAAATGTGAGAGTTACGAAACAGAGCGATTATTTTTTCACATTCAACAAGGGCGATATGTTCAGGAATGAAGCTGATGTTCGTGGACCCGGAACAAGCGCGGTTCGTGGAGATTATAAACTTTCAAGCAGTACATACGGTTGTAAAGAGTATGCTTTCGCACAGCCTGTACCTATTGAGCTTATCAGAAACGCCGACGCACCGCTCAGACCGTTTGAAACCGGCGTTGGATTTGCTACCAGAAAAGTTTTACTCGCAAAAGAGAAAGTTGTTTCTGATCTTGTTTGCACCGCTGCAAATTGGACGACATCAGACGATGCCGCCGCTGGTTGGGTTGGTGATTCAAGTTCAACTTTCATTGCCGACATTCTGACCCAAAAAGAAGTTATTCGTAAGTTGATCGGTCGATATCCAAATTGTTTAACAATGGACGCAAAGACATTCAAAGAAGTTAAACAGACGCCGGACATTCTTGACAGAATAAAATATACCGGAACACAAGGCAAACCGGCAGACGTTTCAGCTCAAACACTGGCACAGCTTTTTGATCTCGACGAAGTTCTTGTCGGGTCCGCTATTTATTCAAGTGATGAAGAGGTTGTCGCCGGGACAGATTTTACCGCTGTTGATCTTTGGGAAACCAACGCAACAAAAGGCGCGGCACTTCTTTATTACAGAGAACCAGCCCCGGCCCTTGAAAGCCCTTCAGCCGGTTATTGTTTTAACTGGAACGGATCGGAAAGCCCGGAAGATGCAATCGCTGAGAGTGATGCTTACAGATCTGTAAGATATTGGTGGGACAGCGATATTAAATCGTATCTTGTAGAAGCAAGCGAAAATTTTGACGCCAAGATCGTTTGTAAGGACGCAGGCTGCTTGTTCTATGACACGATTGTAACTTAATCGGTGATGTTGTTATGACTGACGTTTTTAATGATGCAATTGACGCGGTTTACTCACATGGAAATATCGGGGCAGTTACGGCAACGTACACCCCGATATGCGGCGGGGAGACTGTTTCTTGTTCAATCATATTTGAAAACGAGTCAGGAGAGCAACCGGATGGATTTGGCGCGCAAAGTTTTGAACAGATTAAGACAATTGAATATCGATTGACTGAAATCACAAGTGAGGCGTCAAGGGGCGATACTTTTACGGTTGATAGTACGGTTTATATTGTTGACGAAGTTTCTTACAACGATGGCTATACGGTTAAGGTGATTGTTCGATGAGCATTACAATTGAACAGGACAGTTTAAGAAGCGCGCGGTTTATGATTAATGGCGTTGGTGATCTTTACCCAAAGGTTACAAGACGAGCGCTGACACGTACTGTTAAGGGTGTTAGAAAAGATATGTCATCAGAAATCAGAGCAGTTTATAATCTTAAAAAAAGCTACGTTGATAAAAGTATAAAACCTTTTGTTAATTACAGTCGTTTAACCGGGCAAGTAACTGTAAAAAGCACACCAGTTGGGCTTATTAACTTTACAGGTACAAAACAAAAACCGTTAGGCGTATCAGTAAAAGTAAAAAAGGCATCAAGGCGAAAGACGATTCCACATACTTTTATTGAGACAATGAACAACGGCACAAACGTTTGGTGGCGTAAAAAAGACGGATGGCAACGACAACCAGACGACCCGCGCAAGCAATATGGTGCGATGCCGGACAAATATCGCGGCATACCCAAAAAACTTGAACGGGCAGCCGGTCCAAGATTAAACGATCATATATCACAACCGACTGTTTTTAAAAAACTTGAGGAAATGGCCGGAGATCGTCTTCAAAACGCCGTCAGTTATTATACTGATTTGGAAATGAGCAAACTATGAGCGATACAATACGCGAGAAAATAATAAAAGATATAATCGCACAACTCGGAAAAGTTAAAACAGCAAGCGGTTATAATACCGATTGTGGTTTAAACGTATTTCGGGCAGTCAAAGCGATTGAACGCGGTGATTATCCAGCGTTTATTGTATTTCCTCAAACCGAAGCCGCCGAGAGGCTTTCCGGAAAAATTGTTTGCACAATGCCTGTCAGGATTGAGGGTATTGCAATTTTTGGAACTTCGAACCCGTCAACTGTTTCAGAACTTATTTTGGGTGATTTAATTAAAGTAATGTGTGACCCGGCAGACCGTATTGCATACGCTGACGGGGTTGAGTACGAAAGTGGCGGAACTGATGATTATCCGGACTCGGGCGAAAAATCAACCGGTACCGCAGCAATATTTAATATTCGTTACAAGTTTAAAACGGGTGACCCGTATACACAATAATTTAAACAGGAGGAAATGTTATGAGTAATGCCGACAATGCCATTTTATATTATGAAGCGGGTCAGGACCCAACCGGTTTTACCGCTTTAACTGACAGCGGCGATGCAAAAACCTTTAATAGCGCAGTAACAATGTTTTCTAATGTATCAGGTAAAGAGCCGGACGTTAAACCGAACGGCCTTGCATCCGGTGGCGCCGTTACCGTTGGTGTGAGCGGATCAGACAACAAAATTGATGTGGCAGCATTAACTTGCTATCTCGCAGGGGTTTTAACTTCCGTATCAGCCGCCGCCGACGAAACCATAACCCGCGCAACAAGTACTGACACGCACATAATTAATTCTGTAACTGTCACCAGCGCAGGCGCAATTGCCATTGTTGCCGGTACGGACGGTACAAGTTTTTCAGAAACTCGCGGTGCTGCCGGTGGACCGCCATGGATAGATAACGACGCCATTGAGATCGCACAGGTCAGAACCTCATCTTATACCGCAGCGGCAGTTCTTGCGTCTGAGATTAAACAAGTTCCAGGCACACATCAAGAACGATACAATTATCCGACATGGACGATTGATTATGCACGTGTTGAAGATGGCCAGCTCGGTTATGCCGGTGTTAACTTCACAAGCGCACTTGACCTGATCCATTCCGAAGATGCCGGAACAACTACAGCAGCAAAACTCGTGTATGTTGAATATAATGAGCCTACTTTTGCTGAAGTGCCGGACGCTTCCGAATTTGTCCCGCCTGCAAACAGTCATAGTGTAAACTCAAAGCAGGTTTATGGCCGGACTATCGGGTCCAGTTCTTCAAGTTTGAACCAGGGTTCTTTTAATGCCGAGCTTGACGACGGTGTTTCGGACGGATTTCTTGCCTCTGTTGATGATACGCTCTGGTTTAAATTTAAACCCGATCGCCTCAAAACGCCTTATATTCTTGCTCAAGGCAAACTCGGCGTGACGTCAAGTTTTCCGGCCGGTGACTCGATTTCTGCAAGCTGCACAATTTCAGCCGGTGCCGTTGCTGAAAGGATAACCGCATAATGAACTTTGATTCAAAAAAGTTCTTGAACGCGCAATTTACACCTAGCTCGGAAAAGGTCAAGGTTCCGTCTTTAAAAGCCTTTTTCGACGGGGGCGAGTGCGTTTGGGAAGTGCGCGGCCTTACCGGAAAAGAACTCGGAAAAGTCAACGAAGCAGCAGAAAAGAACAAAAACGTTTCCGCATTACTTGAAGGGCTTATTTCAACATCGAGCAAAGAAAAAGCAGCATCAATTAAAAAGCTTGTCGGGACGGTCGGTGATGATGCGCCGCAAGACATTGCCAGACGGATTGAGCAACTTGTTTTGGGATCTGTTGATCCGGTTGTCGATATTGAAATTGCTTTAAAGCTTTGTGAGGAAATGCCGGTCGTTTTCTTTGAGTTGACGAACAAGATCACGATATTAACCGGCAAAGGTTCGGTGTTGGGAAAGCCGAAGCCCTCTGGAAGCAAGAAGACATAAAAGCGACCCTGGCGTTATGCCACCAGAGGGGCGAGTTTCTTTATAACGCAAGGCCCGACATTTTTCAGCAAGATTTTTTAACAGACACCGAGCTTTTGCTTTGGGAGCTTTTTTATCGCGATTTAAACAGTAGAACGGGTAAATAATGTCAACACTTGAAAAAACAGTAAAAATATTATTTTCCGGTGAAGATCGGGTCAGCGCAATAACGAAAAATATTTCCAGCTCGTTCGATATGCTGGGTTCCGGGATTACGACGGTTGCCGAACCGTTATCGAAGATGGCAGATGGTATTCTTGCCGCTGATACCGCACTCGGCGCTTTTGCTATTGGTGGTCTTGTTTATGCCTACAATCAATCGATGAATTTTGAAAGCGCATTAATTGAGCTTGAAAAAGTTGTCGGAGATCAACCAGAAACGCTTGAAGCGGCAAAAAAAGCCGCGATGGATATGTCGGCTCAATACGGCGTAAGTTCAAGCGATATTTTATTAAGCACTGCAAATTTTAAACAAGCCGGTTTTGAAACTGAAGAAGCAATCGCGCTGACAAAAAATGCCCTTGATTTGATGATTGCAGGGAGTATTGAATCGTCAGTCGCGAGCGAAGTCTTAATC